ACGGCGCACTCCCGTAGCATTGGTTTGGGCACAATAATGGTTTCAATGGGCGATCTCTTGAACACCGCTGGTCGCAAGCTTGGCGCGTGGTCAAGCTTCGGTGGTGGTGGACGTGCATTTGACGCTGGGCGCGACGACATTCAAGAAATGTCCGGTTGGAATCCCCCGCGTGCGCACATGGACGATGTATACGCTGCATCGGGCCGTGACATTGTTGAGCGCGCTGAGGATCTGGACCGCAATTCAGGCTGGATAACTGGCGCAATAGACCGCACGGTTGAAAGCGTAATTGGCAATGGTCTGCAATTATGGCCAACACCGATCTATGATTTGCTAAGTAAAGACATGGCATGGTCCGCTCTGTGGGCACGCCGGACGCGCGCGCGGTATCGTGTATGGGCAGAAGATCCAATGTGGCGCGCCGATGCGCAGATGCGTTTCAGCATCGGCACAATGACGAAACTGGCATATTTGAACTTCCGTCGCGGCGGCGAGGTTCTGGCTGAGATACGCAAAGATGAACGCGGCTCGACAAATCGCACCAATATTCTTCTGATCGACCCTAAGCGCCTCAAAAACCCAAGAGGCATCGCTGACAGCGACGAGCGCATTCGAAACGGCATTGAGCGTGGGCCAACTGGCATTCCTCTGGCCGCGCATATCTTGAAGCGTCATCCAGACGACCCAAGCCCAACTTTTGACCGGTTGGAAACCGAGCGCGTTCCTTTCCGCAACACAACCGGAACGCCAAAGCTTATCCATGTGATTAACCCGCGCTACATTGAGCAAAGCCGGGGCTTCTCGCAATTGGTAGAGTCCATGCTGCCAGCCAAAATGCTGGAGCGTTATGACCGCGCGGAGATCAACGCCGCGCTTTTGAACGCAGTTATGGCTTTCTTCATCAAGTCGCCTGGAACCCCAGAGGACGTAGCCGAAATGCTCGCGCCCAGCGGCGACATTTCCGCCAACAATGCGACCGCAGAATACGTCAAATATCGCAAAGACACGCCCCTTCGCCAGATTGGCGATGCCTTTATCCGCCACCTGTTGCCCGAAGAAGACGTGGTATCTGTTCAACCAACGCATCCCAACTCAAACTATCCTGAGTTCCAAAAGGCGCACTTGTCGAAGATCGCGGTCGCCAACGGTTTGTCATACGCCCAACTGTCTGGCCGTTGGGACGACATAAACTATTCCAGCGCGCGGGCCATGTTGAACGAGGTGTGGCGCCGTGTCGAACAAGAGCGGGATTACTTCGCCAACCATTTTATGACGCCGATCTATCTGGCGTGGCTTGAAGAAGAAATTGCCAATGGCGAAATCAAGATGCCAGGTGGGCCGGCCAAATTTTATCCGAACCTTTCGGCGATTTCAAACTGCACATGGATGGGTCCGTCTCGCGGCACGGTCGATCCGCTCAAAGAAGCCAACGCGCGCAACCTTGAGGAAGCCTCAATGCGCAAATCGCCGATTGAGCATATTCTTGAGGATGGCCGCGATCCTTATGAGGTTCTCGACCAGATCGCCCACTTCCGCAAGGAACTAGAGGTCCGCGACTTGGAGGCACCTGACTACAACACAAAAGGAGGGGCCGCCGAGGGCGATGCTGGATCTGGCGGGGCTGGAAATCCAGATGATGCGGACAATGACGGCATCCCCAACGAAAATCAGAAGAAGAAGCCAGCCCAAAGGGGAGTGGACAGTGAGTAACCAATTCCGGCCACAAGGCTTTCCCAATATCGCCCAGCAACTTTTGAATAGGCCGGTCGCAATCCATCCGCACAAGATGGAAGTGTTGCTTTGCGCGCTCCAGCACAAGCTTGGTATCGTCTCCATGACCACCATTGACGCGGTAACTCTGGACGCCAAGGCGATGATAGAGCGTTCGGCATTGGCGCGTGACGCGAAATACGACCGTGAGGGTGCAAAAGCCTATGCGATGGAAGGCGACATTGCGGTCATCCGTGTTGAAGGGACTCTCGTTCACAAGTGCGGATGGCTTGATGCCATGTCCGGTTTCTGCGGTTACAATATGCTCATCCGGCAATTGAATGACGCATATCGAGACCCCGACGTGTTCGGGATATGGCTGGACATTGATAGTCCAGGGGGGGCCGTTTCGGGCCTCTTTTCATTTGTGGAAGAGCTTGCTCAAATGACGCAGGCTGAGGGCGGCAAGCCTATCTATGCTTGGGTCAATGAGCAGGCTTGCAGCGCGGCCTATGCCATCGCTTCGGTGTGCGACAAGATTTATGGCCCAGAGGACGCGATGGTAGGCTCAATCGGCTGTGTCGTCGTTCATACCAGCGTCAACCGCGCAATGGATGAGAACGGCGTCGACGTTACCGTCATCCGCTCCGGTGAGCGCAAGATGCGTGGCAATCCGTATGAGGCTTTGGACGAAGAGACCGCGGCAAAACTTCAAGCCAGCGTTGATGATGTCCGCAAGCGTTTTGCAAATCTTGTTTCGATAGGCCGCAACATGCCTGTCACTGATGTTCTCGCCACCGAAGCCGATTGGTTTGGCGGCAAGGAAGCCGTCGACCTTGGGTTGATGGATGCTGTGATCTCCGAGCGCGAAGCATGGTCACGCCTCGAAGAAGAAACCGACCGCATCAAGAGAGAAAGGAGAGCGCGCCCATGAGCCGTTTTGCCAACTTGTCGGAGCGATTGAGCGCCGACCTACCAAAAGATCCGACCCGTCAAGATTATGACGAGGAAGATGAATCCACCGCCGACCCAAAGGAAGGCAAAAAGAAGAAGGAAAAGCCTATGGCTGAAGATACCGTAACAGCAGAGGATCACGCCAGCGCACTTGCTGACGCCACTGCAAAAGCAACAGCAGCAGCAACTGCGCGCGTCAATGCCGTGATTGCATCTGAACATTACAAGGGCCGCGAAGCCCTCGCCACCAACTTGCTTGGCAATGCCGCCCTTGATGCTGATGCAATTATCAGCGCGCTTGCAGCATCGCCAAAGTCCGGCGCGTCCGACAGTGACGCCGATGCGCGTCAGGTGATGCAGAACAACATCGACAAGAACGGAAACAGCGGCATCCAGCCATCGCAGGAAGCCACTCAGGGCCAAAATGATGGCCCCACCCCACAAGCAATTGCGACTGGATGGGCCGCCGCCGTTGCGACCGCAAACCAGCTCGCCGGTTATTAAGAAAGGATTGAACTATGCCTATTTTTACCGAAGGCGGTCGCGCAGCGGAAGCCATCAGTTACATCGTCCCTGATTATTCATTGGACCAAGTAACTTTCTCATCGGGCAATAACATTGCTTCGATGCAAGTTGTGAAGGGCGCTGACACGACTGTTGTTCCTGCCGTTGCCACAGACACGACCGGCTTATTCCTCTCCTACAACGCTTACAACGCCACTTCGGCGGCTGTGCGCGGTGTAGCGATCAAGCGTCACGCGGTCGTGAACCGTAACCTCATTATTTACCCCAGTGGTGCAACAGCTCCTCAGCGCGCGGCAATTGATGCCGCCTTATTGGCTGCCGGCATCGTTGTTCGCTCATAATTGAAAGGCATTACCCATGATTTCTATGGACATTTTTCGTGGCGGTGCGTCGGGCGGTGCCTTTTCGGCAATCACTCTGACAACCGCAATCCGTGACCTAAAGTATACGCCGTCGCTTTTGACTTCGATGCCAGGTCTTATTACCAAAATCCCCGTTCGCACGGCAAAGTTTGCCGTCGAGCGTATGGCAGATACGCAGCGCCTTATTCCTGTGACTGAACGTGGGGCACCTCGTTCGCGTCAGACCCGCGACCGTCGCAATATCCGCGACTTCCGCACGCTTCGCACCGCAAAGACGGACCAACTGCGCGCGGTAGAATTGGCTGACATTCGGGCGTTTGGTTCAGAAACAGAACTGGAGGCTGTTGAAACCGAATTAGCCATGCGTTTTCTGAAACTGCGCCGCGACCATGAATTGACCGAAGAAAACCGCCTTTTGGGCATGATCCAAGGTAACGTGCTTGATGCCGATGGTTCGGCAACGCTTTACAACTGGT